TTTAATTCAATATCTTGGGGTCCTAGAGGATTAATTCTATAAATAGGTCCTTCGCCTAAAGCAATAGTTGTTAAAACAATATCTGTAGAAAATAAGTTATTAGGTTCTTCAGTAGGAGCTGGAGCAGGAGACCCTCCTCCTTTTCCTCCACCCTTATTATGAACTCTGAATCCATTAACAAAAAATGTATGATAATCTTTTACAGTTAATGTATAAACTACTTCTGGTTGTAATTGTTGAATTGATAATATTTTTTGAGCCTCATTTTCTAAATCAAGTAAATAATCACCTTTTTCGAAATCTGAAGCATAAGTATACTGACCATCTGATTTTAAAATCCAATGATTGGGAGTAACTATTAAACGTCCCACTCCTAATGTAAATTCTAATACTTCTTGTTTACCATGAGTATAAACTTCGGTAATGGGTCTAGTTAGTACTTCTCCGTCGGGGGTATAACAAAGAACGTTATCACCAATATGAAAATCTTTAATAGCAATACTTCCTGAAGGAGTTGACACTAAAGCATCCCCTGGAAAGCATCCACCTTTAGCTCCGTGAATATGTGGAGCTGCGTTAATTGTAGTAATATGACGTTGAGACATTTAATTAGCTCCTGGAGGAAATAACGCTGAAACTTTTATAAATTCATTTCGTCCATGTTCAATAGTTCTAATTTCTCCGCTCACAAATTGACCTCCAATACGAATTCTGCCATACATAATAGGAACTGGAACATTGGAGTCTATAGTGTTTTGTAATCCTTGAAAAATTTTGTTTTCTGATCGTGCTTCTGAATCTGTAGTTTGAGCACCATCAACATCAGGCTTTGGGGGTTTCATCATCATGGTCATAACTCCACTTATAATCATACTAACGCCTATTTTTAATGCCATACCAGCTATACTTACACCAGCGATAGTTCCCCACCCAGCAGCAGCACCAATAGCTGCTCCTGTAGGTAAACCTGCTCCTGCTGCTACAACAGGAGCTGCTGCAAGACCACCACTCAAGATAACTGCTCCTATTAAAGCAGCTCCAATAATAACCATCCCCGCGCCTCTTCCACCACCTATAAAAAGAGGAACTACATAAAATTCTGTATCGTTTTTATCTAACCGATTAATAAAATAATCTTCCGTTTGAAGAACTCGTTTATCCTGATTAACTAATGCAAGATTTTCTCGTCTATTTGCACCTGCCCTAATGCGTTTCATATGGAGTCCTAATAATGGAAATAAAGATGCCAAACAATTTTTAATATCCATAAAATCATTTACACTAACAGTGTGCTCCTTAACTCCACTAGTATATTTTTGGATTGTGGGGTGAAATTTAAGAGTAACAGCCTGGGACATTTAATTAGCTCCTGGAGGAAATAACGATGAAACTTTTATAAATTCATTTCGTCCATGCTGAATACTTAAAATTTCGCCACTTACAAATTGACCGCCAACACGAGTTCTTCCGTAAATTATAGGAACAGGAATATTAGATTGCGTAGTATTTTGTAATCCTTGAAAAATTTTATTTTCAATTCGTGCTTCGGAATCAGTAGTTTGTCCACCAATAACAGAAGGTTTTGGAGTTTTCATTATCATACCCATTACTCCACTTAAAACCATACTGATACCCATTTTCATTGCAATTCCTTGTAAACTAATAGTGGATAAAAATCCAGAAGCAGCCAAACCACCTGCTCCAGGTAACACAAAAGATAACCCAATTAAAGCAGCTCCCATTAAAAGTTGTTGAGTTCCACCACTACCTCCACCACCTAAAAATAAAGGAACTACATGAAAATAAGTATCACTCTTTCGTAATGTTCCTATTAAATAATCATCTCTCTCTAAAACTCTTTTATTTGTATTAACTAAAGCAATATTTTCACGGGAATTTAATCCACAACGAATACGTTTTATATGGACTCCTAATTGTGGGAATAGATATTCTAATGAGTTTCGGAGATCTACTAAATCATTAATTTTAACAGTATGCTCGCTTAACCCATTTGTATATTTTTGGATTGTAGGATGAAATTTAAGAATTACATTCTGCACGTAAATAGTCCTCAGTAAATTTTTTAAATTTTAATGATTCTATATTTGTATCATACCAGTATAAATAAAATTTTTCTTTCCAGCCAACAATAAATTTATACTCTTCGAAAGAAGTGCTTTCAATGTCATTCTCACTTGGTAAAGGATTATCTTGGTCAGGATGAGAATGAAATATAGCCCAGCAATTCTCAGGGTAATCTACAAAAGCAATTGGGTCTAAAATAAAATAATTTTCTGGATCAGGTGCAATATTCTTATATGGAATATACTCAAAATCAGTTGTAATAATTCCGCAACATTCTTTAGGATGTTCAGAATTAGCATGATTTTTCATACTATTAATTAAGTTTTTAAATTTGCTGGATTCCATCTATATATTCCCATCGTGTATTGTTTATAATAACGCCCATAAGGAGCGATCCAAGATTCATGTTCTAACATAGTTTGTAAAATACGATTTTTATCAACATATAAAGCGCAATGATTAGTTACATTTGTTGAACCGATTGTCATAGTAATAACATCAAAAATCTCTGGTTCATCAACAGTTTTCCATCCAAATTCTAAAGTAGCCGCTTTTTCAAAAGCTTTATCGTGAGTTTTTTGATACCATCTTTCATCTACAATATCACACCAATCAGCAGTATCATAAGGAATTTCAATATCTAATTCTTTTTTATAAACATATCTAATAAGGTTAAAACAATCAATTCCACTATTAGTATTATCCCCTAAATGTGCGTATGGAAATCCGGTATATTTTTTATACCATTTTTCGGCGGTAGACACTATGAACTTTTCCTCTCCAATTATCATTTAACATATCTATTTTTGAATATGATCCTTCTTCAATATGAATCATCATATTTTGACCAATATACATCCCAAAATGAATAGGGATTTTTCTTTGTCTAGTAGCAAATATAATTACGTCATACTCTTTAATATCTGTTAATTTTTCAATTTTAATTCCATATTCCTGAGTACATTTTAATAATTTTTTAAGAGTAAAAAATTTATACCATCTACTTTCCTGCTCAGGATGACCTTCTTTAAGGTCTAATAATTTCCATATCTTTTTAAAATCATCTCTTTGTAATTCTGTTTCATAAATTTCAGCTATTAAGGTAATACAATTAGTATGAAAATAGTCATGTTTTTTACCAAGATATTTTATATATTTTTTCATTATCCTTTTGGTATTGTACGACCCGTTCCAATAAATCCACCAAAATGAAGTTGATTATTTCTTAATTTACAAGCAGCAAAACTTTTAGCACATTCATCATTAGCTAAAACTGTGTCTACTTGTACATTTTTTACTGTCCAAAAACCATTAGCGGTTAATGCTGTACTTGCAGAGGTACCAGGAATAGTTCCAGTTCCATCATCTGGATATTGACATTCCTCTCCTTTATATACCCAAGGACAAGTATTTTTATAATATTTCCTGCGTGGAAATGATAATTTAAAATACTGTAACCAACTAGTTAAAGAAAATTCAGCTAGAGCTCCATTCAAAGCAGTTAATTGATTTATTTTAAAAACATCCTCAACGTAAGCATCATTATCAGCATCAGGATTAACAATCATTAAATTAGTTCCTAATCCAATATCTAATTCATTACTTAATTCTACGAAATTGCCAACAATATTTCTAACACTAGCTGATTTTCCCCGTACTCCCTTAATAGTAACATTATCATTAATTCTATAAGGAGCAGTAGAATATAATTCTACTATATTTCCGCTTACTGATCTGACACTACTATATTCAGGCCAATAATCTAAGAAGTTGGCAAATGTGGATTTAATTTCAACTACTCCACCAAGTAAATCCCGAGAATCTTGTTTAGAAGGACTCCAAATACCGTCTAACTCAATACATCTATCATAAGTAATAGCGGAATTAGCAATTCCAGCATAAGTACTATCAACAATAGCTTGATCATATGTTGCTGAATTAACTACTGTAGCAGGGTCTAAATTATGAACTTTTTCGAAATTGACAGTCCCACTTATAGCATTATTACAATTTCCTGCAATAAAAGCATTCTCTACAATCTGAGCAATTAAAGAATCAAAGTTAGAAATACGAACACTAATTTGATTAACTTCTCCATCTTGATTTAAACCAACACCATCA